TCACGTCCGGCGCGCTGGCCGGGTCTTCCTCGTCCTCCTGGCTGCCGAGGATGATCGTCACGAAGTCCGGGCGCAGCACGTTGAGCTGCGTGGGACTCGTGCGGCGCACGTAGGCGTTCCCCGCGAGGGAGTTGTGCAGCTCCATCCGCGCCAGCAGGTCGGAGGTCGTGCCGTTCGGCCACGGCGTCTCCAGCACGGCCAGTTCCGGGGAGCCGAACAGGTCCCCGGCCTGCGACCCCTGGAAGCGGGTCCACTGGAAGCGGACCTGGGAGAAGACCTGCATCCGCGCCAGCACCAGGGAGAAGACTGGCCCGGACGCCTTGTAGCCGGCGATGGCCGACGCGGCGACCTTCTCCCGGTCCAGGGAGCCCATCGTGGTCTGGAGCAGCGGGTAGCCCACACCGCCGAAAGTGAAGTAGTCCTGCCACTGGTCCCACGACAGGGAACTGGTGCTGTTGCGGACGCGGCGGCCCAGGCGTGCGTTAACCCGCTCGGGCAGGCCCACGCCTCACCTGCTTCCGCCGCGCGTCCTCCCGCGCCGCTATCCAGCCCTCAGCCACCGCCGCACCGGTGAACGCGACGCCCAGCCACGCGATCGCCAGCGTCCTGAATGCCACCCAGCCCGCCGCGAACAGGATGGCGATGATCACCGTGAGCAGCACCCGGCCCGGGCGTGCCGCATGCGCCCGGTCACCGATCCGGCTGAGCGGAACCTGGTCCAGCAGGGATGCGGTCATTCGTGTGGCCCCTTTCCTCAGCCCCAGAGGGCGAACGGTGCTGGCGATTCCACGGTGTGCTCGGCGGCCCACGATCGGGCCTCATGCGCCAGGACACCGGCCACCGCGGCGTCGATCAGCATTCCGTCGCCGCGCTTGGCCATCTTGAGATAGTGCGTGGCCAGCGATACGTCCTCACCCGGCCGGGGCTTCTTCCGGCCCCCCTTGACCAGGACCGCGTTCTTGAAGTGCCGGGTCATCGTGGCGCTGCCCGAGTGGGTGATCTCCAGGTTCGAGAACGCAGTGGTGAACCGCTCGATCGCGGCGTCCATCCGCTGCTCCTGGTTCGTCGCGAACTCCACGACCCGCTCCGCGCCGAACTCGGCGGCCCACGCGTCCAGATAGTCCTGCCAGCGGAACGGGTCGGCGAACATCACCGCCACCTCGTAAGCGCCGAACGTCTCCCGCAGCACCCGCGACACCTCGGCGGACGGCACCCGCCAGTCCCGCCCGGCATCAGCGGGGCGCTCCCAGATCCCGATCTCGAACAGCCGCCCGTCGCTGCGCCGCGAGGCAATCAGCGCCGTCGCGTCCCGGTACTTCGAGCCGTCGAAGCCGAGCACGATCCGCTCGCCGGGCGCGAGGATCTCATCCAGCCGGGCCTGCAGATCCCAGCGGACCGGGTCCACGAACACGGACTCGCCGACGACGATCTCGTTCAGGAAGAACCGGCGGCGGTCCGCCTCCAGGTGCGCCTTGCTGCACACCTCGTGCATGATCCGGCCCTGGATGTTGACCCACCCGCCGCGCTCGCGCGCCGAGTCGCCGTACTGGCGCAGCAGCTCGCGGTACAGGGCCTCCTCGTCGCCCAGGTCGTCCACCCGCCGTGGCTCGACCGTGTCCAGGTACACCCGGTTGTTGCCGGCCTCCGCCGTGACCTGCGCCTCGCTGCCTTCCGTCGGGTCCCACGCGTTCGTGAGTTCCAGCCAGCGCCCGTCCATCCCGGCGATGTTCCGCTTCACCGCACCCGCCAGGCGCCTGTACCCGCCCTGCAGTGTCCACAGGTGCGACTCCGTCAGCGTCGCAAAGGTCATCCGCTGCCCGAGCCGCGCCCTGGCCGACGCCGTGACGGGCTCGATCTCGCCGCCGCTGGGCAGTTTCACCCGCGTCTCGCCCGCATCCATGCCCGCCACGTCGGCCAGCGGTCCCAGCCGGATCATGTCCAGCAGCGGCCGGTAGGTGTTGTCCGTCTGCTCCTCAGACGTTCCCAGGCACGGGATGTACGGCGTCGGGTACGGCCTGCCGACCGGCTCACCGCGGGCATCCCAGCCGTCGAAGCGGGCCGGGCCTTCCGCCTCGGCCAGGATGATCGCCGCGCCGAACGGATCCTTGCCCCACTTCTGGCTGCGCCGCAACTGGCCGCCATAGAAGTGCAGATGGCTCTCTGCCGGGTCGATCCGGTAGAACCACAGCAGGAAACGCCACATCTCATCGGTCAGCAGGTACTGCTGGCCCCGGCGGTAGCCATCCGGGACGACAACGTGCGCCTCGATCCACTCGCCGATCCCGTAGCCGAGGGTCGGGAACTCGCCCGGCTCCTCGGGACCGCGCCACGGCATCAGACCGCCTTGATGCGGGACCGCACGTCGGTCGCCTCGCGCTGCTCGGTCACCTCGTCTGAGGCGACCTCCCACAGCAGCAGCCGCATCGCCTTCGGCGTCAGGCCCAGCCGGTCCTCCAGTGCCGTGACCTGAGCCAGCAGCGCCGGGGACGCGTCACGCTTCTCGGCCATCACCATCACCCGGCACAGCCGCGCGACAGTCCGCGTCCAGCCCAGCCGTTCCCAGGCGACGGCCTGCGGCGTGGACCACAAGGCAGCCCACCCGCGCCCCTCAGTGACCGTTGCGCGGCCCGGCAGCGGCCACGGCGGCGGATCACCCTGCCTGCCCTCCGCCGGCAGCTTCACCGGGCCGGAGCCGCGCTTGCGGACCGGGTCGAACTTCGGAGGCTGCGGCATACGGGCCTCCTCTCAGGCCACGGGCCGACCGGCCCTCCCGAACGAACTTGCCGGAGGGCCGGTCCTTCGCGATCAGGGCATACAGGACCGCCACCATCCGCCCGGACGTCTGCATCGGCCGATCCCCACCCCTCTAGCCGATTAGGAGCAGCTGCTCACCGCCGCCGCCAGCGGACTTGAGCGAGTTGCACAGGAAATGCGCGAGCTGGACGTTGGCACGTGAGTCGTCCTTGCTGACCGACCACGGCACGATGTGATCAATGGTCGGGGCCTTCGGGTGCGGAACCGCCTTCGTCATAGCCACCCGCTTACGGCACAGGCCGCAGCGGAAGTGATCGCGGCCTGCGATTTCGGTCAGCGTGTAGGGCTCACGAAGAACGCTCTCGCGCCGCCTGGCCTTCTCGCGCCGTTTCCTGTTCCGGCGGGTAGCGGCCTTGCAGTCATTGCACCGATAGCGAGTTGCCGGGACGGTGGCCCCGCATGGGCACTTACGTTCCGGCCGGGCCGTCGCCTTGGCTGCGTTACATGCATTCCAGCCATGCCTCACAGAGCAGTAGCGGCTCCTTGGGACCTTGCCGATGTACAGGATCCCGCACCATGCACACTCGTGGACGTAGATCTTGCAGGATGGCCAGTGCTCCCGTTTCTTGCCACCGCGGCCGGCGGTCCCTTTCCGTCGCTGCAACTCAAGCCCGCACGCCCGGCCACAGGTCCGCTGATCGCCATAGCTTGCCCGATACGCCTCGGCGCAGATCTCACAGATCCGGTTACGAGTGGGACCTCGCTTGCGAGGTGCGCTGTTGGCACAGCGTCTTGAGCAGTACTTCGCACGGTCCTCGCGTGGCGTGAAAGTGGCCGCGCAGATTACACAGTCACGATCCGGCAGTTGCCTCGGCCGGGCCCGCTGGCAATCCCGGCAGCGCCTGCGTTCGGGAGCGGCAGATGAACGCGAGACGCGGACCGTCTTCCCGCATTCCGAACACGCACCATGCTGCGGCAGGGCCAGGTCACACAGGCCATGATCACCAGCACGGCACTGTGCGTACCCTTCCGGTGAGCGCACAAAGATCTCCCTGGGAATGCGGAAGCCCCCGCTCCCAGGGAGGTGCGGGGGCTTCCTGACCGGCCGTGATCAGCGGCCGGCTGCTTACATGATCAACTACTGGGCCGGATGAGTCCGGATGGGCACCATCCCCAAACGTGGGAATCCTCCACGTCGCGATTCAGGTTGCGATGGGTCATGATGCCCGATATGTCCGGTTTGACCCCCACCCCCCCATGACCTGCGGAAATATGACCGGGCTGCTGCCTGCCGGGCGGGTGGTGACCGGTCACTGATGACCGGGCGTTGTTTACCATCCGGTTTCACCCAGTGACCGTCTACGGTTTGCGGTCCACCATCCGGTTTCACCATTGGCGTGATGTGACCCACTGCCTGGTGCGCCGCCGCTGCCGGTTGCCACGGCGCCCGCCGTCCTGGCGGTTGTGCCTGCGGCAGGACAGGCCCGGCAGGTAGCCGCTGCGGTCGCCGTTGTGCGGCAGGTCGAGAAATCGCCTGGCATATGCGAGCGGCCAGTACGGCAGTGGTTCGCCGCCATGGGCGCAGATGTCGCCGGGCTGGTAGGTGGCGAGGCGGCGTTCCCGCTCGGCCTGGTGCGGGCCGCCGTAGCCACGCTGTGCTGTCGTGCCGCGGGTTACCTGGCATGTCCCGCAGCGGCTTCCGCTGGTGAGCCTGCCGCATCCAAGGCAGGGCCGCAGTGCCATGGCTTACCTGGGCTGCGGACTGCGCTCGCCGCGGGCGGCCAGTGCCTGCCTCATGGGATGGCCTCCCTGTCAGTCAGGCCACTCGCCGATGTAACCGCGCACTCGCGGCACGTACTCCGTTATGCGGTAGATGACCGTGCGGTTGACGCCGTGGAGTTTCAGCACTGCGCCTGCATGACCAAGCGCTTCGGTGCAGTCCGCCCTGTCCAGGGTTGCATCCCGCGGCCAGGCGGTGCTGGGGCCGGCGGCGAGTACACCGAGGAGTTCGGCAGAGATGAAGATGCGCGGGTCAGCCCGGTCGATGCGGAGCCGGCCGTCCTGGCTAGTGCAGATGCACTCGCCACGCGGCAGGTCTGCGGGCGGCGGCAGGCCCATCGCGGACGGTGAGCTCGGGGCCTGGCACGGGTCAGGCCAGGGTGCCGTCGAGCAGGACGGTGCACCCGTCGTGACCGACCTGCAGGGTGTCCGGGTCGGCGTCGCAGGCGGCGTGGTGGACGATCCGGAACCGGCCGGGCGGGCTGTCGGCGGCCTCCACGACCTGCACAACGTTTCGCATCAGCGGCGTCAGGCCAGCGGGCTGCCATGGCGGCGGCACAGGTGACCTGTACGTGCGCAGGGCGGCGGCGACGTCGGGCGCGGCGAGCAGCCGGACATAGCCGGGCCGGCGTGTGGCGGCGTCGTTCAGGGCGGCGGCGAGCTCGTCAAGGATTACCATCTGACGTGGCCGTAGATCGCGAGCTGACCCAGCATGTCAGTCACCTGCCTGCACGCTGCTGGCGTGGTTCACCTGGGCTTCCGCGCTGGTGCTGACCAGCAGGTGCGATGGCGGCAGCGCATCGAGGGCGACAGTCACGGGTTCATCCCTGGCCGGCTTGCCAGTGGCTGTGTCCAGGTAGCGGTGCCCGTCGTGCT